GGCTCCATGCTGCTGCCGCTGGCGTAGATGACGAAAAGGTGCTGCGGTTTTGCGCCCATGCGGCGTAGCCAGTCGCGCTTGAATGCCAATCCGCCATTGACCTCGACGTGATCATTGAGTGCGCCATCACCGCAGGCGCCGCGGGCGTCGTACTGAGGTATCAAGGCGTAATCGTGTTCGCTGGGTGAATGTCCAGGGCCTGACGACCGCTCGCTGACCTTTAGGTCTTGTGTGTTGCTTTGAATCTGATAGCTGCCTTTCGCAGCCTGAGCCATGGATGAGAGCTCGGCTGCCAGGCGCGGGCTGAAACGATCAACGGGCTCATCGATCATGATGCTCAGCACGGATGCGAACCGAGCATTCAACGGATTGGTGCCGTTCAGGTACATGGCGACGGCGGCCGGCGATATCTCTGCGGCATCGGCCAGCTTTGCCTGTGTCAACCCGAGCGGGCCTTTCTTCGACATGAACAGGGCCTTGGCCGCTTCGCACTCGGCCCTCTGTTCTGGCGACAACTCTTTCTTTCTGCTCATGCGCGCAATTTAAACCGTTCGTTAATTTCTCGCGCCAACCGGCGGTGTTGCAATCGCCCTAACCGGCGGTTAAGATTTGCTCAGGTTCACCAAATAGAGATGCCGGAATGAAGAAAAAACCATTGCCAGACCTCGTTGCCGAGAAGGGTCAGGCGGCCGTAGCGAAGGCTTTGGGCGTCAGCCCGGCGGCCATCAGCAAGGCCCTGAATGCAGAGCGGGAGATCGTTGTGACCGTGAATCGAGATGGCTCGATGACGGCTCAAGAACTCAAGCCGTTTCCATCCCAAGCCAAGCGCGCGGCGTAACCAGAAAAGGAAATCGACCATGTACCACGACCCCAAGCATCTGCGTGACCACGTCACGAAGGTTCGTCTCGACGAAGACACCGACGAGCTTCTGCAGTCGCTGGCGAAGTTCCATCGCACCCAGAAAGCCGTCCTTGCACGCGAGCTGTTGGAAGCCAGCCTGCGGGACATGCTTTCGCGTCTTGAGGATACCGAGTCTGCACATACGGCCTGAAGGCCTCAAAGGGGGCCTCATGGCTGAGCAGGAAGTGTGCCTGGACGAGGTATTCGTGCGCGCATTGCACGAACTCGCAAGGCGAGAAGGGAAGTCGCCAGAGGAACTTGGCGGGGAGTTGATCAGGGAGCAGCTGCGGCGATTGACAGAGCCGAAAGGCAACGCCGGGAAGGTGCAACCGTTCAGGAGGAGACCAGGCCCTGAAAAGGTACCGAATCGCGTGCAATAAAAAACCCAGGATTGCGGCCTGGGTTCTTCAACAACGAACTAAATCTGAGGGCTCAATAATGCCTAATCTGATTATCACTGGCAATACCCTGACCATGAGCAGCCGCGAGATTGCTGATCTGGTCGGCTCGCGTCATGACAAAGTGAAGCAGTCCATTGAGCGGCTGGCTACGCCCAAAAAAGACGGGGTAGCCGCGGTTATCGATCTTCCCCCAGTGGGGGAATACCTCGACAGCCTCGGCCGACGGGCAACTGAGTATCTGGTAGGCAAGCGCGACAGCTATATCGTCGTTGCCCAGCTATGCCCCGAGTTCACTGCCGCACTTGTTGATCGTTGGCAGGAGCTTGAGTCCAAGAGCGGACTTCAGCTTCCCGATTTTTCAAATCCCGCCGCCGCAGCGCGCGCCTGGGCAGATCAGGTCGAATCGAATCAGGCACTCCAGCTGGAAAACCAGCAGCAGGCGGTGCGCATCGGCGCGCTTGAGAACCTGTTCAAGGAGGGTATGACTGTTCCGCAGTTTTGCAAGGGCCTCAATGGGGTCAACGTCATGCAGGTCGCGAATTACCTTGAAGGCCGGAACTGGCTGTTCAACGAGAGCAAATCAGGCATTCGCTGGCGAGTCGCTGCATACGCCAGGGACAAGTACCTCACTGAGCATCAGGTCGAGGTTACTCCGCACGGCAAAGAGCCCTTCATTTCCTTCACGCCGGTGCTACTGCAAAAGGGCGCTGCTCGCCTGCATGAGCTCTATCTGGCCGGAGACCTTCCAATGAAAAAGACCTGGGATGGGTTGTTCACCCACGACAAAGCTCTTCGAGGTGCCGCGTGATGGCTCGTTCCCGAAATATCAAGCCTGGGTTCTTCCAGAACGAAGACCTGCAAGAGCTGGACTTTGCCACTCGCCTGTTCTTCATCGGTCTCTGGACTGAAGCCGACAAGGAAGGTCGCCTCGAAGACCGCCCGAAGAAGCTGAAGAACGCACTCTTTCCGGCTGACGACGTGGAAGTCGAGCAGATGCTGGACGGCCTGGCCGCATACGGATTCATCAGCCGCTATGAGCGCGCCGGCAAAAAGATCATCCAGATCGTGAAGTGGGCGAAGCACCAGAACCCGCACCGCCGCGAAGCGCCGAGCACTTTGCCTGCCGAGACCGATGAAGTCGTGGAGGAAGAGCAGCAGGCCGAATCAGGGCCTCAAAAGGCTGACACCGAAGCGGCATTCGAAAGCTTCTGGAAGCTCTACCCGCGCAAGTGCGGAAAGGAGCCGGCACGCAAGGCCTTCGCCAAGATCAACCCGTCTCCCGAGCTTTTGGCTCAGATGGTCGAGTCGCTCGCCAAGCATTGCGCGTCGACCGGCTGGACCAAAGACGACGGCCAGTTCATCCCGCACGCCTCGACTTGGCTGAATCAGAAGCGCTGGAACGATGAGGTGAAGCCGGCAGGCAATGTCCACCAGTTCCCTGGTGCCTCGCGTCACAGCGGGTTCGCCGAGCGCGACTACAGCGCCGGCCTGGTACAGCGGGAGGATGGCACCTATGGCATCTAACGCTATAGCCAACGTTTCGCCAATCGGCGGCGGCAACGAAAAGGCCCGTCAAGCCACATGTGAGAAACACGGCGAATTCACCCAGCGGGTCACGTCCATCCTTGGCAAGGAGTTCACAACTGCGTGTCCTGACTGCCAGAAGGAGCGGCGCGAGAAAGAAGAAGCGGATGAGCGTTCGCGCCAGGCGCGCCTTGAACGCTGTCAGCTCGAGTCGAAGCTGGGCGCGGCCATGATTCCCCCGCGGTTCGCATGCAAGACCTTTGACGACTACCAGGCCAAGACCCCTGAGCAGAAGAAGGCTCTTCAGGTCTGCATGGACTACGTCAAGAACTTCGAAGAGAACGCGAGGGCAGGTCGCTGCCTGCTGATGTTTGGCAAGCCCGGCACTGGCAAGACGCATCTCGCGTCCGCAATCGCCAATGACGTGAACGGCTTCACCGAAAGAACGGCTGTATACCGCACCGTCGGCGGGATGCTGCAGGCGCTTAAGGCGACGTACTCGAATGGCTCAAGCCACACCGAAAGCCAGATCATGGAAGGCCTCACTTCGCCCGACCTGCTCATACTGGATGAGATCGGAGCGACCAAGGCGACCGAGTTCGAGCTTGCCGTTCTGTTTGCGGTAATCAACGCCCGGTACGAAAAGGTCCTACCGACCCTGATCGTTTCCAACCTGATGCCTGCTGAGCTGGCCGGCGCCATCGGCGAGCGCTGCGTCGATCGTCTTCGCGAGGGTGGCGCGATAGCCCTGGTGTTCGATTGGGAATCAGCGCGCGCGGGGTTGAAAGCATGAACAGGGAAGTGATAGTCGACCAGCTCAAGGCCGAGCGCGACGCTGCTTTGGCTGAGCTTGAAGCGTGCAGGAAGGATGCGGAGCGGTATCGCTGGCTGCGCATGGCCGACTGGTGTAGCAGTCCGCTATGCGTAATTCGCAGCCCAAAGAAACAGGCCAAGCCGGGGACAGATTGCCCTAGCCGTGATCGCCTAGATTCGGCAATCGATGCAGCCATGTCGCAGGAGGCCAATCATGGCTGACCTCTACGACTACGCCTTCCGCGCCCTGTGCTGGATATGGGCTATCGGTGCGTGTGGGTATCTGGAGTTCTGCGTAAGGGTTATGCGGGGTGAGTGCAATGGCTAACCCGTCTTTCCCCCTGCGCAACGAGCAAGACCGCGCCCGCGCCATCCAGATCCTGCAGCGCATTGACCTGCAATCAGGAAAGAGCTGGTGCATCAAGGACGAGGTGCGCTCAGACGCTCAGAACCGCCGCATGTGGGCCATGTTGCGCGATATCTCCCGCCAGGTTGAGTGGTACGGCCAGAAGCTCGAAGACACCGACTGGAAGCACGTATTCAGCGCGGCAGTCGAGCAGCAGCGCGCCGTGCCTGGCCTGAATGGCGGCTTCGTCGTCCTGGGCATCTCCACCCGCAAGCAGAGCAAGAAGTGGTTCGCGGACATGTTCGAGGTGATGGAAGCGTTCGCGGCAGAGCATGGCGTGCGATTCACCACGGCTGACCATTGGGGAATCGGGGAGGACGCAGCATGACCGACTCCCCACTCGGCCGCGCCTGCCCTGACTGCG